TCACGCTTCCCCCTCCTGCTGCTGGGCGACGAAGTCGATAGCGTCTGCAACCGCGCGCAGGTGTTTGGCTGCGCAAGCGTTGCAGATGACGCCCCTGTCCGTCACATAGGAGATATCCAGGCGCATCGAGAGTGTCAGGGTCGCCGTTACATCGCGTTCGCTCCACAAGGTGTCCTTATGGACTCCGAAGACCGACAATTCCGGCACTTCAGACCTGCACACATCGCACTCGTAAACCGTAGTTGTGGTGGTTTTGACGCCCATCACTCACCCCCTTCGCCCTGCTGGGCGGCAATGGCGGCGTCGTAGAGACGCTGGGCGCGGTTGTAGCCGATCATCAGGCATGCGCTCAGGACGGTCGGGCCGGGCTGGCTATGTGCCTGCACAAGCCAGTTCGCCGCGCCTTGCAGCGGGTCCTCTCCCCGTGCATCCCGCCCGTCTGCGGCAGCGCAGGCCTGGGGCGCGGCATACTTCTGATCGATCAGCATGCGGGACAACGCCCGCTGTATCCCTTCCTCGGTGATCGTGTCGCCCTCGCAATGGTCGATCAGATACGCCGGGAAGTTTTCCCACGCCACTGGCTTCGCCTCCCCGGCTACAGGGGCGCTTGCCAGGGCGGCAGTGGGCTCGGCGTAGAGTTGACCATCTTTCCCGCGCCATGCTGCATGCTCCCCGTGCCAGAACAGAACGCCATCTTTATAGAAAGCCACCGGCTCAGCGCTCGCCGCAGGCTGCGCACCGTAGCGGGCAAGCAGGGCGCGAGCGAATCCTCTGTCATCAAAGTAGTAGCGCGTCGAGCATGAACCCGACATCATGAACTCGCTTGCCAGGGTAGCCAGTTCTGCGTCTGTCGGCTCAGGGCGAGCGGGGCGACTGGCGCGGTCGGCCATGACTGCGGCGCGGGCGTATGCTGCAAGGTCAGATTTTGCATAGCCAACGTAGCCACCTGTATCGTTGTAAGCGCTCGGGATCTCGGGGAGTTTCACGTCCTGCGCCTCCTCTGCCACGCTGATTTGCGACTGTTTGAGCGCAACTCCACGCGGCGTCAATACGCAGTCTGGAACATCCCTGATATCTGGGGTGGCAATCCATTCCAACTTGCTTTCGGCATGCTGGGAGCAGTCTGGGCACTGCACGGTATCCAGAATGTTGCCAACGGCGCCGTGATCGTCGCAGGTAAGGCATACCGGGCGCATCCCCCGCACCTCGGCCAGCACATCCCCAATCGTCGTACCGTTTTCCTTCGCCCGCTCCAGCAGGCTGATGATCTGTTGCTTCATGAGTTGGCCTCCAGTTTCTTGCGTGCTTCGTTGATCTGGGTTCCGCGCAGCAGGTCGATTGCCTCGCCGGCGTCGAGGGTGGATGCCACGCGGCGAAGGCGGGGCAGCAATGCCTGCAGGCCGGCCATCAGAGGCCGATCCAGGGGCATGCCGGCTGCCAGTCGCGCGGCCAGCTGGCGCAGCGGGGCTACATCGAGCGGCTTGTCGTGGCGAATGGCCCACATGTCGAAGAAGTCGGCCATGCCGTCGATGGCCGGGGCGCTCTCGTACCAGCCGCCGTCGGCGTTGCAGAAGAAAATCGGCGTTCCGCGCTGGTCGGTGTCTACGTTTCCGGTGCGTTCGATCTGGTCGATGACGGACTCCAGCGGCTCCAGCGTGTACTGGGCTTTGACCAGCATCGGTATATGGACGGGCCGCTCGACGCGGCGTATCGCGCGCTGGCGGGCCTGCTGCTGGGCGAGCTGGCGGCGCTGCTGGCGGTTGAGAGGGGCGGGGGTGCTCATTGAACAGTCTCCGTCGGGTAGGCGTTCCCGCTTTCCATGCGAGCCGCGACGTGGGCGGACGTGCGAAGCATCATGTCGATGGTCGCCGTTTGGTTGCACAGCGACCCATAACCGAGTGCGGCGGTGCTCACCAACATCTGCAATGCCTTTCGGCACTTCTCGGCATCGCCATATGCACCAACTTGCTGTATGTAAGCGCCGATGGCCTGTTGCGCGGCTTCATGGCAAAGAGAGGGGGTGAACTCGGTCATGGTCGTTCTCTGTGTAGGGCGGCCGGCACCGGCAGCATTGCGGGGAGTGGGGGAGGGAGTCGCCACCGGGCCGGCCATTGATGGGTTAGAGCTGCAATTGCCCGTCGTCGGCGGCGGGCGGTACGATGGACACCACCACATCCTGGTTCTGCTTCATGTGCAGCTCGCCGGCCTGTTCCTTGGTGGGCACGCAGTCGACCTCCATCGACACCACCACGGTGCCGCCTTCCTGCGGATCGAGGCGGAACTTGCTGACGGTGCATTCCTCCATGGTCAGGTCGGACTTGCCGCCGATGCCGTGGTGCACGATCACGGTCGCACCGACGACCTTTTCAGACAGCGCGACCTTGTTTTGCATGTTGGGGAACTTCAGGCACGGTAGATAGCCGGGGTCGTCGAGGCGGGGGTCTGCGTTGTCGGCCATATCGCCTTCGTCCTGGCGCGGACGGCGGTAGAGGGACGATTTCAAGTCGGGGCTGAATTCCGACAGCACGTCGTTGCTCGTGCGGTACGTGAATTGCAGAGTGGCTGACGGCTGGTCGTCCTTCTTGGTGTTGGAGTCGAAGTGCATGCGGCACTCTTGCTCTTGGATGCTGAACATGGGGCAGGGCTCCAGTGGTTGCTACGTTGGGAAATTAGGCGGGCGACGCCTGGGGGTTCCTCGGTTGCGGCGCCGCCCTGGGAGATCAGGCGGCCTTGCGCCGCAGCGTTTCGACCATCTCGCACAGCTCTGCTTCAAACTGCAGCAGAGCAATCAGGAGGGTCTTGATATAGGCCTCGTCTCGGTAGATGCGCTGGACATAGAGCCGCCAAGGTGCTGACATACGCGGGTCATAGCTGATGAAATCCCACCACTCGCGCTCGGTGACCATCAGATTTCCCTGCACCTGGGCCGTGTGGTCGGCGGGCATGCCTTCCAGCCAAGTCTGGATATGGACAGCCTCGTCGTGTGGGCACTTCATTTCGATGCCGCCAGTTGCCCCGACCAGGCCATCAGGGGATGCGCCGATGAACGAATAGACCGGATGAACCAGAAACGGCGAGGCCACGATGACGCCGCCCGTTTCGATCATGTATGCCGCGTTGGCGGCCTCTTCGAGATCGCGGCCCCAGGACAACGCCTTGCCCCCCAGTTCATGCTGCGGGATGCCTGAAAGACGCTCAAACGCTTTGACGCGCATCAGCTTGGCGCGCTCGGCGGTCGGGCTGCCGTCACGCTTGACCGCGAGAATGTCCTTGAACGTCGAGGCGGTGAGGCAGCCAGCGCGCTCCTGGCGCCAGCCGTCCGTGCGCTGGGCAGGGGCATTCATCCGCGCACCTCTCCATAGCTGCTCGCTCCGCTGTCGTCGGCGGCTGCCCCACCCGGGCGCTCCTGGGCGTCAACCTGGGTCGCGTCTTCGACTGCTGCTATGGATTGCAGGCGCTTGATTTCTTCGGCACCAACAGCCACGCGCTCATCCTTGGTGAGCCCTTTCCAGGCGGCTTCCAGCTCGGCGATGCGTTGCGCTGCAGGGTCATCGCTCCGGGCGATCATTTCCAGGTCACGGATGACCTGCTTGCGATCCACGTTTGCGGTGGGGAGCGGTTTTGCCGCTTCGGCAAACTCAGCAGCGGTGCGCGGGGTGATATCGCGCTCCATCGGCGGGGAGTCCTGCAGCTCGTCGGTCGTGTAGACCCCGAGAATGGCGCCGGGCTTGAAGGCACGGGCCCAGTTCTTGACCTGCAAATATCCGATCTGTTGCTTGGGGTTGGTCTTCCACAGTGGCGAGTTCTTTACCAGCACGTCGCTGGACTTGAGCCATTCCGTCCACACCAGCTCGGTTTCTCCGGCAGGCACTGCCCCTGCGCGGCACTCCAGTGCGCCGCCTTCGCCGCGGTATTCATAGTGGAACCGGCCCTTGATAGCGCCGGATGCCTGCAATACGGCGTTGACCAGTTGGGCCTCATAGCCAAGCTGGCCGTTGACGATGTGGGTCTTCTGCGCGACCACAAAGGGATTCATGCCCCATTGCATCGCCTGCATGATGACGGCCATGCAGTCAGCCGGGCTGCCTTGCAGATGCTTCGGCACGGTAGCCCGGCCGCCGGCCATCAGTTCGGCAGCACGCATCATGCTGTCCATGTTGCGGCCGTCGAGCACCAGGCCGGTGATGGTGGTGTCATGCGCCGGCAGGTCCAGGGCGGGCGCGGCGGTGGTCAGTTCAGACATTGCGGTATCTCCTGCCCGAGACTTGGCCGGGCGTTGATGGTGGTCAGGCGGCCAGGGCCTGGTCGATGGTTTCGGCGTTGAACTTGGTCAGCCACGCGATCACGTCGCCGTTGCTGACTCGGTAGTGATCTGCCAGCACGCGCACGATTTCGGCATCGCCGGGGCCGTGCCGCTCAAACTCGATGCGCTGGCGGCGCTCTTCTTCGGCGCGCGCGGCGGCGGCTTCCGCCTCGATGCGGCGGCGCTCGGCTTCTTCCTTCTCGCGCAGTGCGCGGGCCTCTGCCTCGGCACGCTCCTGTTCGGCGCGGCGGGCGGCCTCCTGCTGCGCTTCAAACTCGCGGCGCTGGCGGTCGATGGCCTCCTGCTGGCGGCGCAACTCGGCGGCCGCCTCGGCATCCTTGCGGGCCTGTTCGGCGCGCGCAGCTTCTTGACGGGCATGCTCTGCGTCACGCTCTTCCTGCATGCGGCGCTGCTCGGCCTCCAGCTCCGCGCGCTGGCGCGCCAGTTCGGCGGCTTCTGCCTCGCGCTGGCGCTGTGCGGCGGCTTCCTGCTCTTGCCGCTGGCGCTCCATTGCGGCGCGCTCTGCCGCAAGGCGCGCGGCCTCCCGCTCTTGCGCCAGGGCAGCGCTGTGCAGCTGGTCCATCTTGGCGAGGGTTTCCTCCTGCAACAGCATGGCTTCACCAGCGCGATGCGCGTACAGCTCGGTGCTGATCTGAAATTCGGCCAGGGTCTCGCGCATCGCCTCGATCTTGGCCGACGAAAGACCGGCGGCGCTGGTGGCGAAGTCCCGGATATGGTCAAGCCGTTCTTGGATATCTTGTTGTCGCTTCAGCTCTTCCCGCGCCTTGGCTGCCTTGATTTCTTCCTTGCGGGCCTCTTCGGCTTTGATGGCTTCATCCAGCGGGGTTTCGAGCGCCAGCAGCTCGGCCTCGATGCGCTTGGCCTCGCTGTCGATGCGCTTGGAATACTCCAGGGCGGGGGCTTTCAGTGCCTTGCGGGCTTTCTCCAGCTCATAGCGGGGCGCGCGGATCGCCTGGCGCGCCGCCTTGGCATCCTCCAGGCCTTTGGTGGTCGTAACGTCGAACACCACGCCGGCGAACTGTTCACGCAGTTTGGCCAGGCCGGCCTCGATAGGGCTGTACTGTTTGATCTTGGCGGGTGCGTCGAGCACTTCGTCTGCAATGTCGGTCATGACTGGGTTCCTTTAGGGGTGCTTCGCCGCGTACGCGGTCTTCCCGCCATCGCTGGCGGTGTGGATGGGTTCGCTGTGGGCGTCGAGGGTCGGGCCGATGACGCCGGTCATCAGCAGCAGGGAAAAGACGATGGCGGCGCTGCACAGGCCGTAGCAGGCGACGTTGATATCCCACTGCTTGCGGTAGGCCAGCAGGTACAGGGCCAGGGCGCGGCGGGAGAGGGTGCGGAGGCGAGTCATTGGGCACCTCGGGCGGCGAGCAATCGGGCGCGGATCTCGTCCGCGTTTTCCTTGTCGGTGATGACGAATTGATGCTTTTCGGCCTCGGCCTTCCAGTACTGTTCGACCTTCAGGCCGGGCTGCACCATTCGGTCATAGGCGTAGCTGCCGGTGATCCGGGCGATGGCCGGCCGCTGGATGAAGATGTCCCACTTTTCCACCAGGAACGGACCTTGACCCTTTGCTATCGCATTGCTGACCAATGACGGTATCGGGGCGAGGGCCCATTCCGTGCGCGGCGTCGGCTCAAATGTCTGCGTTCCGGCCTCTTCCCAGCCTTCCAGAACCGTCCCGTCCCAGTTGCCATCACGGACGATGAATGCGAATTCGCGGCCGCCAAAGGTCAGGATCCCTTCGGCGCGCACGTTGATCGCGTCGATACGGTCGCGGTCCAGGATGCTGACGTGCTGCGGGTGATAGCCGTCAGCTTGCGCGGCTTCGCAGATCATTTGCATCACGTCGTCGCGGTGCTCGGCCGGGATGTCGCGATCGAATGCCTGGTCGACAGATAGCTTCGTCGTCATGCTGTCTTCCTCAGAAACGCCATAGCGCGATCACCGGCCAGGGCAAAGGGATAGGCGGCAGCGAGGCCGCACAGGATGAAAAGGGCGGTGCTCATTGGCGCGCCTCGAAGGTGATGCGTGGCCCAACCAGCTCAGCGGCCACCAGATCGGCAAGCGCGGCTTGTTTTGCCATCGTCAGCCAGCGATTCAGCAGGGACAGCACGATGGCCGGCTCCTGACTACGTGAGGGACGCGCTGCGGCGCGCACCAGGGCAGCGAAGGCGTCCCGCACCTCAGAGGTCGCGCAGTCATTGAGCAGTGCAGCAGCCCGATCTGGATAGACGCTGCCGATCTGGCCGACGTTATGGTCAAGCTGCAGCGCGCGGTCAAACAGGGGCGCCAGACGCGCCTCAATCCTGTCGCGCAGGGTCTGCTCGTCTATGGGCTGGCGCTCCCGTGGCCCCTCGAAGGGCGGCGCAGTGCGCAGCGGGTCGTCAAGAGTCGCTGACAGGTTCATGGCTTGTTCCTTCTTGGGGAGAGTTAGGTGCAGCACCCGGTCCGATCCTCACGGCCAGCCGCCACCACGCTGACTTCGAAATCAGCGGTATGGGCGGGGAGGCTTGGAGGGGGAGGGGTGCTGCGAGGAAAGTGGCGCGCCCGGCAGGAGTTGAACCTGCAACCTACGGCCTAGAACACCGCTGCTCTATCCAGTTGAGCTACGGGCGCGAGGGTGCCGGTTACGTCTCCGGCTCGGACTTCCACCGACCGTATGGATTCCGCTCGTCTGCTGCGTGCGCCTGGGCGGGCCATTGCGCTGCACGCTCGTTGCGGTTGCCGGGCTCCCACCAGGCTGCGCGTTTCGTCTCTCCGTATCAGCGCTCTGCCGCGACAAAATCGGCTACGTCGGCTTGATGGTGGCCGGGAGCTACCCGTATTCCAGCGGCGGGGAGGCCAGCGGCACATCACCCCAGTTATCCTGGCTCGCCGGATTACAAGATCCGGTGCCTGCTGGTTTCCTGCTCACCATCAAGAGAGGCCGCTTTTGCTGTATGAGCAGCACGACGCCGATGATTTTGCGGCTCGAAGCGGCCTCACTTGATGGTCCTGCACACTGACCCGGTGCAGGTTAAGGTGGTGCCACGGCATGACGTCTGCCCAATCGCGCCCGCAACTGCGGGCCTTTCGGACGGTTCTCCGTGCCATCACACAGGCGGGCCGGGTTGGATACCGGCGTGCGGGGTGTTCATGGGCACAGCACCTTTCGGATAGCCCCCGCGCCCTTAAGCGTGTCCTTCCACGCCGCCGCCTATGTGATGGTCCTCGACACTGACGCGGTCGAGGTTTACGGTCTCTGCCTGAACGCGCAAACAAGGCAGGCGGTGGGGGTTTCTCGGCGCGTTTGCCATCAAGAGTGCGGGCCAGGCTTGATACTGGCTCCAGCGGCTTCGTTCGGCATTTTTGGCCTACCTGCCACTGCTACAGCTTCGCGTGTCCTTCCACGCCGCCGCACTCTTGATAGCCCTCCCATATAGCGGGGAGGGTGCCTGAGCCTGGGTGATGCTCATATCCCAGCTATGCAGGCGTTGATGGTGAGATCGTGTGTTGTGTCGGTTTTGCGTGAAACCGGCGGGGGAACCAATCGCAGTAGGTGTCTGTGGGCGTGTGGCCAAAAAATCATGCAACAGCGACGCTCATGAACGCAGTCACCGCAGGTAAGGCCTCCAGGCAGTTCCATGCAAGTAGTTTCGCTACACGCCTTGTCGGCGCAGCAGCCGTGGTTGCTCATGTTTTTCCTCAGTGGATCCCCGGCGTACCGGGTGTTTTCATCGGTCTGCGTCCTGTCACGGCGCAGGCAGATGAATCTGGAGCAACGCCACGCCCAGCAACTCCCGCTCATCGCGGCTCTGGGTCGTGGCGCTACCTCTTCAATCGGCACGCGTTCTATAGCCCCACTCCCGGGGCAAGGCGCGTACCGATAGCCCCTGATCTTTCTTCAGCAGTAGGGGGTTGCGTGCTGGGCCTAGCGGTCCTTGCGGACCATCGGCCTGTTCTATCGCTTGGCTGGTTGTTAAAGAGCGTGCCGGCACTCGGTGATGCCTGAGTGGTGAGGCGTTGGCAACCCATAAATGGGCTGTTGGATGAATATTGAACCCAAATATGGGTGCTGTCAACCCAAATGTGGGTTAATGAAGAAAAAGAAAGCCGCCCGTAGGCGGCTGCATGTAATGCGAGGAATTTAGTGCGCGGCTTTCCCCTTAGCGCATCAGTGCTGGCATCCCATTCCGAACTGACGAAGATGCCGACATCAGGTCCATTACTGAAATCACGGTCACGACGATCGTGAGAACCGCAAGCACCTTAGCGACCTTATTCACATCGGGCTTGGTCAAGCTGGCAACCATCCTGGTGATGATGTAAGCGGCAATCATGACGCCGATAGCTGGGATCATGCAGTGTCTCCTAGGTCATTGCTTGGTTGATTGGGAAGGAGGAAGTCAGCACTACCACTGGCTGCCGGTAGCTTGGTAGCTGGTCAGCCAAGGGGCAATAGATAGAACCGTTTTTCTTATTTTGTCACATTCATTTTAAAAATTTACCGCAGGACCATACTAGGGTTAGCTGCCTCTGGTCATGCCGCTTTTTGTGGTGATCCGCTTTTTCTCACGGCAGCCTTATGGCGCTGCACTTTAGAGCGGGCAAGTGATATGACCTCCTCGCGCTCGTCATTTGGAATGAGCTGAAAATCATCGGGAGATATCCCAGGCAAAGGCCATTCTTCAGGCGAGCGATCGCCGCCTTTCTCCTGGGCGTTGATAGGAGTCGGATGCAACAACTCCCACGGTTCCATATCGCAGGCCCGCGCCAACTCTGCCAGATTGTCGATCCTAAGCGCGACCTCAGCACGACGGGCACGATCAATAGTCGAGCGACCGACGCCCGAAGCCTTAGCGGCGGCTTCGTTTGAGGCGAACTTCAAGCCCGGCCCGATCATCCGGTTCAGATTGTCTGCAAGGATCTTCATAGCGTGTTTACCCATATTTGGGAATATGCCGGGATTCTCAGCCCAAGTGTGGGTTGACGTAACCCATAAACGGGTTGAAAATGTCCTGCATGGAACATACCGAAATCCTCCCCCCTGTTTTGGCGCGGCTCCGCGAGGTTAAACACTCCGATCTCTCGGAACTCTCCCGGCTCTCTGGCGTGCCAGAAAGCACGTTGAGAAAGCTGCGATACGGCGAAGTGAAAGATCCTCGCGTTCACACTGTTCAGGCGCTGGCCAACTACTTTGCGAAGGCGCCTGCGTTGGGCGATCCGGAGGCGGCCCAGCAGGAGGTGGGGCATGGGTAGGTCAGCCTTTCGCCTTGCGGCCCGACTACTTCGGCTCGCCCTTCGAAGCGTCTACGGACGCATCCTGACGTTCCTTGCGTACGTCTGGATTGCTTCCTGGCTTTTGGCTTCCCTCCCCTGGGGGCGTTGGCATGGCTGACTTGTTCCAGGCGCGGCCGAACCACAGCAAAAGCCAGGCGAAGGCGGAAATCGCGATAGTTGCAAGTATGACCTTGACGACGAGACGGGCGGCATCCCCCATATCCACCGCTACCCACAACAGCGCCTGCACATGCTCCTCTGTCATTACGCCATCCAATCGAGCGGCGACGACCCAGCGCACCCACGCAAGCATCAGCGACGCCCCAATCAGCAGCATCTGCACCACAAACATTGCGCCAGTGATTTTGTCCACCCATTCCTCCAGCAGGCGCGGACGGTCTTTCGCCAGTTTCAATGCGCCGGCCAAGAATGCCAGCCCCAAAGTGACCCATATCTGGGCGTCGATTTCCATGCCTATCCCCTTTCCCAAGCGGTTGTTGTGTGAGAACTCCAATCATACGGGGAAGGGGCAGGGCGCCCATTCTGCGGCCCATTGCTCAATGCACCGTCGCACAGAAAGCCTGGGCGCTCTCAAGGGCGCGCCGGTCGCGCTCGTCTGCCAGCGCTTGGAAGAGTTCCATCACCGTCCGCTCGGACGGGTCATCAAAGCGACGGCGCGCCATGTCTTGGGCGGTTTCAAGCAGTTTTTCGGTATCGGTCATTTCCCTTCCATTCGTCGCCCCGCCTTTGGCTGAGGGGCCAGTTATCCATGATCCGCACTCTACCCAGCAGGGCATGAGCCGGAAACGCTGAAATCACGGGGGCTCCAGCCTAATGACTTGCTACTACACAGTTACCCAATGGCGCGACGCGCTCTACAACGCCATCCGCGCTTGCGATGGCGGGGTCGACTCTGCTGCGCGCTTTCTGTCCGATCGCCGGGATGTGTCGATGCATCCTGAATCACTGCGCCGCAAGCTGCGCGGACGTGACCACCTCGACGTCGATGTCGCGGTTTTGCTGGCCGAGTTTGTCAGCCGGGATGCTGGCGCGGCCAACCGGTCGAACGAGTGGCTTCTTTCCCTGTGCGCTCAGGAAGGGCTCCATGTTGATGACGTTCCGCCTGAGCCCGTTGGCGGGCACGACAACGAGGCCAGGGCGCTACAGGCGAAGTTCATGGAGATGTCCGCCGAGATCGGCAAGATCGCGAGCGTTACCGTGCAGACGACCTCCGACGAGCGGATTGACCAGGGTGAGGCAGATACGCTGATCCCGCTCTTGCGCGCGGCCCGCGTGTTGCTGCATCGCATGGAGCGCAATGCCCGTCGTGGTGCGCTGAGGGAGCAGTGATGCGACAGCGTCTGCTCAACCCGAAATCCTTTCTGCTCCGTGGTGAGAGCCAGCAGGCCGCCGCGCAAGCGTATCTGGCCAATTTGCCGCTGGATGCCGACGAGCCGTTGGAGCTGGTGGTGCGCGAGCGCGTCAAGCCGCGCAAGATGAGCCAGAACGCCTTGATGTGGGCCGGCCCGCTGGCAGACATCGCTGAACAGGCATGGGTGAACGGCAAGCGCTTCAGTGCCGAGGCGTGGCATGAACACTTCAAGCGCGAATTCCTGCCCGAAGAGTTCGATCCTGAGCTGTGCCAGGAGGGCTACGTGAAGTGGCAGATCACCCCGCGCGGTGATCGCGCGCTGGTGGGCAGCACCACGCAGTTGACCGTGAAAGGCATGGCGCAGTACCTGACGCAGGTTGAAGCCTCTGGCGCCGAGCTGGGCGTCGAGTTCCGCGCGCGAGGGGCCCGCTGATGCTCCGTCTCTCGCCACTGACCCGCAAGACCCCGCTGCGCGCCACTGGTGCCCGGCGAACCCCCCAGGCCTTCGCCGGGGAAGACCGGCGCATAAGTGAGCCCGTCGCCACCCTGACGCGGCAGGCCACGCTGCAGCGTGCCGCCATCAAGCGTCGTGCGCCCAAGAAGCGCGCCGGCCATGCGCCGCAATACACGGCCGCGTGCAAAGGGGAGTCCTGCTATCTGGGCTTCCCTGGCTGCCGCAGCTATCCCGAAGATCCCACAGTCGTGCCCGCCCACCAGAACGAAGGGAAGGGCATGGGGCTGAAGGTCCACGACCGTTTCACGGTTCCCGCCTGCCACTTCTGCCACGCGCTCTATGACCAGAGCGGGATAGCCCGCGAGATCAAACGCTCGACTTGGGACTGGGCCTACACCCGGTGGGAGCCTGTGCGCGCCAAGAAGCTCGGTGAAAAAGATGGGATTCCGTCCACGGCTTCGGTTGACCCTATGGGCAAACCAAAAAAAGTCGGGATTCCGACCGGCAGTCCGCGAGAAGCTGCTGCCATTGAATTTAGCGAGGAGCAGGCCCATGGCCAGTGATTGGATCAAGATGAGGACGGACCTGTACCGCGACCCGCGCGTGTGCGTGATGGCGGACCTGCTGATGAACGAAGACGGTGAACTCGCGCGTTACGTTAACCAGCATTGCCAGCGTCACCTTACCGTAACGCGTAACGTTATGCGTAACGTAACGGTCGGCGCACTAGTTTCGGTGTGGGGAGTAATGCGGCTGCGTGGAAAGGCTGAGGGCACGGATTTGGTGTGTCGCGCCGTTACCACAAGCGTGCTGGACGATATCGCCGAATTGCCTGGCATGGGTGCAGCAATGGAAGCTGTCGGCTGGGTCGTCAGCACCGATGAAGGCCTTGTATTTCCAAGGTTTTTTGAGGATCACAACGTCGATCCGGACGCCTCTTCCAAGTCCAAATCTGCTGCGCGGCAACAGCGTTATCGAGAGCGTCAAAAACAGGAAAGTGACGTAACGCGTGACGTAACGCGTGACGCAAAAGTGACGCCTAGAGAAGAGAAGAGAAGAGAATATAAAGATAACCCCCCTAACCCCCCGGCGGGGGGGGAAGGCTGGTCGCTGCCGGACTGGATTCCTGCCGAACCTTGGCGGCAATTCGAGGAAATGCGGCGGAAGAAGAAAAAGCCCATGACCGACGCGGCCCGCAAGCTGGCCGTGACCAAACTCGATGGGCTGCGAGCTGATGGCCACGACGTGGCCGTGACGATCGAGCAGTCCATCCTGCACGCTTGGGACACGTTCTATGCCCCTAAGTCCGCAGGCTCTGCGTCGCAGGGCGCCCTGGGCGGCGCTTCTCCGTGGGAGGGCGCGGTTTGATCGGTCATCAGTCCCTCATCGGTGCCCGCATGGCTGGTTTCCGGCCGACAGACGTGTGGCTGACCTGCGTGCCAGAAGGCATGACTTACGGCCGCTTCACGCACCCCGAAGCCCAGATTGGGCAGGTAAGCGATGGCCGATTCGTCGGCCAGCCGGACATCCACATTCACGACGGCGAGAACGCCTCTGCGCTTGATCTGCGCCCGGTTGTCGGCCTGGTGGTCCACGTGGTGGCTCCCAGCAAGGCCCGAGCGCTGCAGCTGATGCGCCGCGCAGCCGCGTTCTCCCCCGCCAAGATAATTGCCGCTGGCGAATGGGGCACGATGCTCTGGACCCCGGGAGGCGGCTTTTTGGAGCTGAATCCATGAGTCAGATCATTCAATCCGGGGATATCGACTTTCAGGCGTACATGGCCGAATCCGAGCCCCAGGCCAAGGTGCTGGCGGCAGAGTGCTGGCGTGACGAGTTGGCGCGCACCATCGAGCAGGGCGACCAGATCACGGGCGCCAAGCTTCCGTGGCCCAAGACGCATGACTTGCTGCGCTTTCGCCCGGGCGAGGTCACTCTGTGGCAGGGCATCAACGGGCATGGCAAGAGCGAGTTGCTGGGGCAGGCCTGCATCGGGTTTGCCACCCAGGGCGAGCGCGTTTGCATCGCCTCGTTCGAGATGAAGCCCCAGTCCACCCTCAAGCGGATGCTGCGCCAGACCGCGATGAACGCCCACCCGAGCGTTCAGGCCGTGGACCGCCTCATCGACTGGTCGCGGGATCGATTGTGGCTGTACGACCAGCAGGGCACCGTGACCCCGGCCATGCTCTACGCCGTCATTCGCTACTGCGCCGACAGGTTGAAGATCCGCCACATGGTCATCGACAGCCTGATGAAGTGCGTGCGCGGCGAGGACGACTACAACGGCCAGAAAGACTTCGTGGACATGCTCTGCACGCTGGCCCGTGACCTGAAGATGCACATCCACCTGGTGCATCACGCCAAGAAGGGCGAGAACGAGGACCAGGTGCCGGGCAAGTTCGCGGCCAAGGGCTCGGGGGCCATCGTCGACCAAGTGGATCAGATGCTGACCGTCTGGCGGAACAAGAAAAAGGAGCGGATCGCCGAAGCCGAGTTGCGCAAGGACGGCGAACTGTCCGCTGACACGATGGACACCCCCGACAGCCTGCTCATCTGTGACAAGAACCGGCACGGCGAATGGGAAGGGCGCATCCAGCTCTGGCGCCACGCCGAAAGCCTGCAATTTGTTGGCGACAAGCGTCGCCTGCCCATTGACATGATTGGGAGCCTCGCATGACTCAGCATGACTTGATGACCGCTCAGGCCGACATTGCGCTCGATCCGATGGCGGGCACACTCGCGCGCGCGCACGTTTCGCCGGACGCCGACCCCTGGGCGCGGGGTGGCCATGAAATGGCCCCCAATGCCTCGCCACGCCGCGCCAATGCTGGATCTACGGCGGCCACGTCGCCGGGCCTCAACGTCAACATCCTGGCCCTCGACCTGGGCACCAAGACCGGCTACGCCCTGCGCCGGCGCGATGGCACGCTTCGCTATGGCACCGAGGTTTTCACTCCCCGCGCAAGCTGGACGCCGGGCCAGAAGTGGCAGCGATACCGCGCCTGGCTGTCGAAGACCATCGCCGAGGAAGCCGTCGATCTGATCGTGTTCGAGGACGTGAAAGCCCACGGCAAGGGCGCTGTCCTGGCCGCGCACGCCTATGGCGGATTCCGGGCGATGCTGGAAATGGTCGCAGACGGCCACCGCGTGCGCTTGTTGCCGGTGGGTGTGGGCACGATCAAGAAGCACTGGACGGGCAAGGGCAACGCGAACAAGGACGCCATGCTGGCCCAGGCCAAGGCCCGGGGCTTCCGGCCGGAGACCGACAACGACGCCGACGCGCTGGCCATCCTGCACTGGGCGGTTGAGCAGGAGAGCAAAGCATGAGCGGTCGCCTTGCCATTGGCGTGTGGCCCGTCGTGCGCCTCAAGGGGTGGGGGGCGCTGCCGTTCCGCGGTAACAAGGCCCATTACTTCCAGCGCGGCGCCGAATCCGCAGAGAGCGGCCGGTTCGTGTATTCAACCTGCGGCCTTCGTGGTGCCGATACTCACCAAATCCCTGTGCTGATCCCGGGCAACTTCCCACGCTGCCAGCGATGCGCGCATTCACTTACCCACGCAAAGAGGTTTGCATGACCTGGGCCCGCAAATCAGAGCGCGGCGATCCGGCTAAGCTGCTGGAGCGCCGCGAGGAACCGCCACCGGTGCGCAGCTGCGCCGGTTGCCGCCACATTCAATTGCTCAAGAGTGAGTTTGACGGGCGCCGGGTTCTGGCGTGTTCTCAAGGGTTCCAGGTCGGGCAACGGTGCCGTCTGTTTGAGGAACGAGGGCAATGAAGACGCCGAAGCTGCTGCTGGATCGCCTGCCGGCCGACTTCCACGCACGCTTGGAGAACTGGGGCGACGTGATGCGCGACCGCAGCCGGCCGGCGGTGTCGCCAACGTACCAAATCTGTCGCGACCTGGCGCGCAGGGCGGGGCAGACCCGAAATATGGAGAATGAACCCGTTCGGGAGTGGAACGAGCCAGACGCAGAGTTTATCGAGGGTTGCTGGCGTCTCGCGGCCGGGTATAGAGGGCTGCCCAGGGAGACGGCCATGCTACGCGCCTACTACGTGCTGTTGCAGCCGCCGCACATAATCTGTCGGTTCCAAGGAGTTCGGGCGCGGGAGTTCGACGACGTTATTGTCCGCGCCGTTGTCGAGTTTGAGCACTTTGTTGCACGAATTCAAAATCGACGGCATAATCCACCGCAATCCGTACAGACTACCGTCTAACCGACGAGACCGATGCCCACAGGCGGACGTCGCGCGTCCGGAAGAAACAAGCCCCGAGCCATTGGCCGGGGCTTTTTCGTTGCGCAGTCGCATGATCCAATAGAGCTTCGTCCACTCTTGAGGAGATACGTCAATGCGTAAGTTTCTGTCGATCACGGCGGTGCCGATGAGCGGCCCCACCGGGAGTGCTGGAGCGGCTGTGCTATTTGCTGTTGCGGACGATGGCACGGCATGGAGAGCTGTGTCCGAACCGAAGAATGTCGGCCAGCTGTCCTGGAGTCAGATCACAGCGCTGCCGGCATCTTCTACGCCTATGCGACCAACCGTGAAGGGCTAGCTTTTGACCGAAGCCGCCTTGAGGGCGGCTTTTTTATGTTACCCCAGGACACCGCCCAGCCAGACGGGCGCCCGCGCGGGGGATCAAAGCGCGCGGGACTTTCTCCCCGGCCTCGTCGCCGGTTCTGGCAGACGAGAACCGCATACGCCCAGCTCGCCCCGTGGGCGGGTAAGTCGGATGGGCGCATTCCGAATCACTTTCAACGCGGAATCGATGCCTGAGGCGTCGCTCCCAGAGGGACCGCGCCATGGCACGACCATCCAAGTACCAGCCCGGGTTTGCGGAGCAGGCCGCCAAGCTATGCCGCTTGGGCGCCACCGACAAGGACCTGGCCGATTTCTTCCATGTGACCGAGCGCACGCTGAATACCTGGAAGAAGCAATACCCCGAGTTTCTTCAGGCCCTAAATGGGGGCAAAGCCATGGCAGACGCTGAGGTGGCCGACCGGCTCTATCAGCGCGCTCTGGGATACACGCACGCTGAGGACGATATCCGGGTGTGCGACGGCGTGATCGTCACGACACCCACCACCAGGCATTACCCGCCGGACACGACGGCCTGCATCTTCTGGCTGAAGAACCGGCGCCCGGACCTCTGGCGAGACAAGCCGGACCCGACCAACGACGACAACGCGCCGCCGCCGGTTAAGGTGGTAATCGAGGTCAAGGACGCGAGTGTCCCCGATGCCGAGCCTTAACCAGCCACAGGCTCGTTTTCTGGCTCTGCCGCACAAGTTCCGAGCGTTCGTCGCCGGCTTCGGCAGCGGCAAAACCTGGGTCGGCGGGGCCGGCCTGTGTAGGCACGCCTGGGAGTTTCCCCGGGTCAACTCGGGGTATTTCGCGCCGACCTACGGCCAGATCCGGGACATCTTCTACCCGACGATCGAGGAGGTGGCCCACGACTGGGGCCTGGCCGCCAAGATCAACGAGTCGAATAAGGAGGTGCACCTGTTCGCCGGCCGTAAATACCGCGGCACGGTGATCTGCCGGTCGATGGAGAAGCCGGGCGACATCGTCGGCTTCAAGATCGGGAAAGGGCTGATCGACGAGCTGGACGTGATGAAGGCGGACAAGGCCGCGCTGGCCTGGCGCAAGATCATCGCCCGCTTGCGTCACACTGCGCCCGGCCTGCTCAACGGCGTGGACGTGACCACGACGCCAGAGGGTTTCAAGTTCGTCTACCAGCAGTTCGTCAAGCAGGTCCGCGAGCGGCCCGAGCTCGCCGCGCTGTACGGTCTGGTGCAGGCCAGCACCTACGAGAACGGCAAGAACCTGCCTGACGACTACATCCCGTCGCTGCGCGCGAGCTACCCGCCTCAGCTGATCGCGGCGTACCTGCGTGGGCAGTTCACCAACTTGACCAGCGGTAGCGTCTACGCCAACTTCGACCGGCGCCTGCACCACACTGACGCGACCGAGGAACCGCACGAAGAACTGCACATCGGCATGGACTTCAACGTGCTGAACATGACGGCTACCGTCAACGTGATCCGGGCCGGCCTGCCACTGACGGTGGGCGAGCTGACGAAGGTGCGCGACACGCCGGAGATGGCGAGAATGCTCAAGGAGCGGTTCAAGGACAAGGGGCACGGCGTCACGATCTACCCGGACGCCAGCGGCGGCAACACCAGCAGCAAAAACGCGAGCGAGTCGGACCTGAGCATTCTGCGCAAGGCTGGATTCACCGTACGCGTGAACAGCCGAAACCCGGCCGTGAAGGACCGAATCAACGCCGTGAACGGCATGCTGTTGAACGACGAAGGCGCCAGGCGCTGGCTGGTTAACACCGACCGGTGCCCGACACTGACCGAGGCGCTGGAGCAGCAGGCCTACGACAAGAGCGGGGAGCCGGACAAGTCCACCGGGCATGACCACCCGAATGACGCCCAGGGCTATTTCCTGGTGCACCGCTACCCGATCACACCGAACGGCATGAGCCGCATAAAACTCAAAGGAACTTGACCATGCCCGTCGACACCCGGCATCCGCTTTACATGGCCGCTGCACCGCGCTGGGAGCGTTGCCGCACCGCGCTGCAGGGCCAGGATGCTGTGCATGCTGCCGGCACGAAGTATCTCCCGAAGCTGGCCGGCCAGGACCAGGAAGAGTACGACGCCTACAAGGGGCGCGCGCTCTTTTACGGCGCTACTGCCCGCACCGAGGAAGCAATGATCGGTATGGTGTTCCGCAAGGAGCCCACCGTCACACTTCCTTCTGCGTTGCAGCCAATGATCGCTGATGCGGACCTGGCCGGCACTCCGGTGGACACCTTCATCGAGAAGGTGACCCAGGAGGTGGTCGATGTGACTCGGGTCGGGGTGCTGGTCGATTACCCGGTCGCCAGCGGCGGGTTCATGACGGTCGGCCAGGCCCAGGCCGCTGGCATGCGCCCGTATTTGGCCACGTACAAGGCCGAGGCGATCATTAACTGGCGCACCGCCCGGATCCGTGGCGTAAGCCAGTTGGTGCTGGTGGTCTTGTCCGAAACCTACACAGAGCAGAAAGACGAGTTCGCCGCCGAGGAGAAAACCCAGTACCGGGTGCTTGACCTGGCTGACGGCGGATATCGCGTGCGCATCTTTCGCGGCAGCCTCACCGTGCCGGAAATCGAGTACACCCCTCTTATGCGCGGTCAGCGGCTGCCCTATATCCCTTTCGTCTTGATCGGGCGCAATGGCGAGTCGATTGATCCGCAGAAGCCTGTACTGCTCGATCTGGTCGACGTGAACATGTCGCACTATCGCGGTTCAGCTGACTATGAGCATGCGCTGCACTTCACGGCGCTGCCCACGGCGGTCGTGACAGGGCATCAAATGCAGGCCGGCGAAACTCTGAAAATAGGCTCTGCTGAGGCATGGGTCTTCGGTGAGCCGGACTCTAAAGCCAAATACCTGGAGTTTTCCGGCCAGGGGCTGAGCAGCATCAAGGAAAGCCTGGAGCGCAAGGAAGGCATGATGGCCACCCTGGGCGCGCGCATCCTGGCGCCGGAGAAGCGTGACGCTGAGGCGGCCGAGACCGCGAAGATCCACCGCGCTGGCGAGAACAGCGTTCTGGGCGGGATCACCCTGGGGGTTTCGAGGTCGCTCGCCAAGGCTTTCATGTGGGCCGCTGAATGGGCTGGCGCGCCGGCCGGCGAGGTGGACGTCCAACTCAATACTGAGTTCTTCCCTGTGGGGCTGAGCGCTCAGGATCTGACGGCCCTGGTCAACGCCCTGCAGACGGGGGCAATCAGTCCCGAAACCTTCTTCGACAACATGCGCCGCGGCGGCGTGGTTCAAGACGGTGTAACGTTTGAGGAAGAGCGCGACCGCATTGAGGCGGCGGGCCCACCTCGCGGCTTGATGGGAGGGGGCGATGGCGACAACGCAGACGGAGCTGTATGACGCCACCGTTCGCCACGCCATTGATTTGGTGCGATACAGCAACGGCTCGGTGCGCAGGATCATAGCGCTGCTGAACCGGGTTGACGCTGACCTCGGGGTGCAACTAGCGCGCGCGATGGAGCGACTCCCGGCCAGCGCCTTCACTGTGGCGCGTCTGGAGGACTTACTGAAGGACATACGCAAGCTGAATGCTGAGGCCTATTCCCAGGTCCGCAGCACTCTTGAATCCGAGCTGCGCGACCTTGCTGCCTATGAGGTCGGCTATCAGGGGCAGCTGTTCGATTCCCTCGGGATTGAATTCACCGCTCGCGGCGTCACGGGTGGGCAGGTGTATGCGGCAGCCATGGCCCAGCCGTTTCAAGGCCAGCTGCTGAGAGAGTGGATTGCCGGCCTGGAGGCGGGGCGCGCCCGGCGCATTCGTGATGCTGTTCGGATTGCCTATGTTGAAGGGCAGACTCTTCAGCAGGTCGTACAGCGCCTGCGTGGCACCAGGGCGCGCGGCTACACGGATGGCCTCCTGGAGATCGACCGCCGCCACGCCGAGGCGGTCGTGCGGACTGCCATCAGTCACATGGCCGGATTCGCAAGAGACCGGTGGTACGAGGCAAATGACGACATCATCGGGGCGCTGGCCTGGGTCAGTACGCTGGACTCCAGGACAAGCCAGGCGTGCCGACTGCGCGATGGATTGCGCTATACGGCGAGTCACCAGCCTATCGGACACCGCGTGCCCTGGGGCGCTGGGCCAGGGAAAATCCACTGGTGTTGTCGCAGTAGCTCGGTGCCGATTCTCAAGGGGATGGAGGACGAGCCCCTGTTCGGGAGTCGGGCAGCCAAGGATTACAAGGACAGCGCACGCGGCAAGGGCAAGCAGGTGCAGGCGACGACAACCTATGCGGACTGGCTTCGCGGGCAGCCTGCAGCGATACAGGACGATATCCTGGGCCCGACCCGCGGCGCGCTGTACCGGCGCGGCGGGCTGAAGTTGGAGAGCTTCTACAACGACCGGGGCGTGTATCTGACCCTTTCCCAACTCCGAGCAAAGGATGCTGCTGCGTTCGCCCGTGCGGGCGTAGAATAGCCTCATGACCCTCCACCTTGTACCTGACGCCCCGAAGCCGGCCGAGACGGAGAAAGACCGAATCCTGAAAAGGGTGAAGGCGCTCCCGAAGCCGAAGGAAATGATCCAGTGCTACCGATGCGGTGGGCGCGAGGTCATTGAGACGCGCATTGGCGTGTTTGAGTCTGGCCGATCGTGGTCGGGCGGAACGAAGGTTCTCCTGTGCGCGCTGTGCTTCATGAATAAAGAGCGCGTTGTCCTGAAGTAATCGAGATTTATACCCATTTGGCCCGCCACTGCGCGGGCCTTTCGCTTTCTGGGCCCCACTGGCTGAGCTGGTGGGGCCCTTTGTTTTCGGGCTGCGCCCTACAACCGTCCAGAGGACAAAACAATGCCGCTTGATCGTAACGACCCCGAAGTGAAAGCCCTGATTGATGAGGCTGTCGCCGCTTCCTCCGAGGCGCTGAGCGCCAAGAACAAGGAGCTGCTCGCCGAGCTGCGCACGGTGAAGGCCAAGGTGAAGGGTGAAGTTGACCCCGAGGAACATGCCCGCCTCCAGACGCAAGTCGAGGAGCTGACCGGCCAGCTCGACAAGGTGACCAAGGAAAGCGCCCGCCAGATCGAGAAGCTGACCAAGGACCTGGCCGACAAGGATGGCGCTCTGACCCAGCACCTGATCGACGGCGGCCTGTCCACCGCGTTGGCCAAGGCTGGCGTGGCGCCACACTTCATGGACGCCGCCAAAGCGATGCTGCGCGGCCAGGCGGCCATCAAGGACGGTGCCGCGGTCATCGGTGACAAGCCGCTGGCCGACCACGTCACCGAATGGGCCGGCACCGATCAGGGCAAACACTTCGTCACCGCACCCGCGAACAGCGGCGGCGGCGGGCAGGGCGGCAGTGGTGGTGGCAAGACCACGGGCAATCTGGGCGGCACCCGCGATGAGCGCGTGGCGGCCCTCAAGGCCCAATTTCCTGAACTCGCGGGTTGATCCCGCACCACGCAAAAGGAACGACCATGTCTCTCTCGCAGATGCAGGTTTTCAACAAGTACATCATGCCGGCGATCATCGAGACGCTCGGCCAGCAGATCCAGAAGTTCAATGCGGCCTCCGGCGGCGCCATCATGCTGTCGACTGGTGGCTGGGAGGGCGACTTCCTCCAGGAATCGTTCTATGCCGCCATCCACAGCGCGCGCCGACGCGTCGATCGCTACGCCGCCAACGGCAACGCGACCCCGACCGATCTGACCCAGCTGAAGCACAGCTCGGTGAAGGTCGCCGGCGGCTTCGGCCCCATCCGCTTCGAACCTGGCCAAATGACGTGGCTGAACAAGCCCACCGCCGAAGGCATTGAAGTCGCCTCGCGCAATTTTGCAGAAGCCCTGCTGCAGGATCAGCTCAACACCGCTATCGCGGCCTTGGTGGCGGCCATCAGCAACCAAGCGGCGGCCACGAATGACGCTTCCGCCACTGCCGGCCTGAGCTATTCGGCGCTGAACGACGCGCATGCCAAGTTTGGCGACAGCTCCAGCCTGATCGTGGCGAACGTCATGAGCGGCCAGGTCTACCACAAGCTGATCGGTCAGAACCTGGCGAACGCTCAGCAGCTGTTCCAGTACGGCGCCGTCACCGTGGTCGACATCCTGGGCAAGACGGTGGTCGTCACCGATGCCCCGGCCCTGTACGCCACGGGCACGCCCAACCTGCAGAAGGTGCTGGGCCTGGTCTCCGGCGCCGCGACGGTGACCGATGCGGGTGACGTGATCACCAACATCGACACCACCAACGGCAAGGAGCGCATCGAGACCACGATGCAGGTGGACTACACCTTCGGCCTGGGCCTCAAGGGCTATACCTGGGACGAGGTCAACGGCGGCAAGTCGCCGACCGACGCCGAGCTGGCCACGGGCACCAACTGGGACAAGGTGGCCACCGACATCAAGCACACCGCCGGCGTGATCGCCATCGGTGACGCTTCCAAGTAAGGAGCCATCATGACCCAGAAAGCCAAACTGCCCATCTGGTACCTGGCCGGCCCGTTCTACCGCTATGAGCAGGACGTCAAGGCCGAGGCGGCCAAGGCTGGCGTGCGCATCGTAGATGCCAACGCCACCGAGAGCCGCGACGGCGCGGCCAAGGACGTGCCCAAGGTCACCCTGAAGCCGGAGTATCGGCAGAAAGGCAAGGCCGAGGCGGCCAAGGCGGACGCCCAGACCTGACCGCTGTTTGACGGTCGCCCCTGCCCGCGCGGGGGCTTCCGTCAGCCTGTGGAGAGCACCGATTATGTTGATCGTAGAAGACGGTACCGGCAAGCCGGATGCAGAGAGCTATGCGAGCGTTGCGCAATGCCAAGCCTACGCTGCCGGGCATGGCCTGGACTTTTCAGGGGATGACTCTGTCCTGGAGGCCGCGCTGCGCAATGCTGCGCTCTACCTCGATGGCGAATACACGTTCAAGGGCTCCCGCTTGACCGGCGCTCAGGCCCTTGAGTGGCCGCGGACTGCCGCCCAGGGTGTGCCGCGGGAGGTCGTCAACGCGTGCTGTGAACTGGCGGTGCGCGCCAAGTTGCGCCCTCTCTGGAGGGACGTCAGTAGCACCACGATTGGTGCGGCAGTGGAAAAGACGGTTGGGCCGATCACCACCAAGTACGCCAGCGCGACGGGGGCAAGAGCGGACGGGCAGACGGAATACGCCGGCGTGACTGCCATGCTTCGGCGCTGGCTGTCCTCCTATGGGTCATCCGTGAAGCTAGTGAGGAGCTGATATGCGGTTCTGTGTATACAAGGGGCATCCTGGATTCCGGGCCTACAACGTCGTGCGTCGGCGCGGTCTGCGTGTATTGGTAACGCTCGATGGCGCGCCGGTGACGCACTGCGTTATGGCTGACACTCGGCGGGGCGTCGTTGTTTGCGATGAGGTGGATGACCACGGGAAGGTGGTGGTCAATGCTCGCGGCGACGGTATCAAGCAGGTCCGTCGATTTGGGCGGGTGGCTGTGGAGATCACGCGGTAATGAGCACCTTCGATTATGCCGAGATGGCCGCCACCGCCCAGGAGCTGCTGGAGGAGTTCGGCGGGCCCGTGACGTTACGCCAGATCGAGACGGGAGAGTACGACCCGGCGCTAGGCCAGGCCCCCTCTACCGAGACCGACAGCGTCGGGGTGGGAGTGTTGTTCGACTACACCGCACAAGCGGCGGGAATTGCCAATCTGTCCGGCTCAGTCATAGAGACGGGCGATAAGCAGCTGTACCTCGCCCCTGAGCAAGCAGCAGGCGGCCCGATGCCTGCTGCCAGACCGGCGGATCTTGTGCTGGCGCTGGGCGCGACTTGGCGGGTTGTGAGCGTCAAAGCCCTGGCGCCGACTGGGGCCGTGTTGCTCTATGAAATCCAGTTGAGGCGATGACATGAGCTTTTCCGCTGACATAACCCGGTTTATCCAGAGGGCCAATGGCGACATTGACCGAGCCACAAGGGAGGCCACGGTGCTGCTGGCGCAGGGGGTGGTGCTGAAATCTCCAGTGGACACTGGACGGTTTCGCCAGAACTGGCAGTTTTCCGCCGCTGGGATTGATCGCACGACCTCTCCCGGGGTTGATCCGCAGGGACAGATGACGTTGCGCCGCCTGATTGCCGAGATCGGCAAAACCGGATCGGGCGGGGTCACCTTCCTGTCAAACTCGTTGCCGTATGCGGTGCGGCTTGAAAACGGGTGGTCTGACCAGGCGCCGCATGGCATGGTCAAGCTCACCGCCCAGGAATTCCAGCAATACGTGAGCCAAGCGGCGAAGGGGTCGAAGAAGTGAGCCAGGACTTGATCCGTGACGCCTTCGAGGGGCGGCTGAATACCTGGGCCAAGGCCCGCACGCCTGCGTTGAGCGTGGCCTGGCAGAACACGAAGTTCACTCGGCCGGCCAACGCTGTATATCTGCGTGCCTATCTCCTGCCTGCTGCCACGATCAGCCGTGATGCGGCCGGAGATCACCGGCAGTATCGAGGCCTGTTCCAGGTCAACGTTGTTCTGCCCATCGGGTCTGGATCGCGATCGGCGGAGCAGATCGGCGCGGAGCTTGACGCGCTATTCCCGGTGAATCTGAGCATGGCGTCCGGTCCGCTGATAGTGAGGGTGCGCACCCCAGTCAGCGAAGGGCAGCCTTCCACGGGCGACACCGACCATACCGTGCCCATATCCCTGGGCTACGACGTGCAGTATTACCCAACCTGACCCAGCCTAGAGCTGGGTTTTCCTATTTAGGAGCCTCGAATGAGCGCGCAATTCCCGAACGGCACCGTCTTCTCGGTGTCCACCGCCCTCGGGGCGGCCCTGGCCATGACGGCCTTGACCAATGCCAACCCGGCCGTAGCGTCGGTGGCCGCGCCGCCGGCGGCCGGCGCCATCCTGCTGGTGAAGTCCGGTTGGACCGAGCTGAATGAGCGCATCGTGCGCGCAGCCGACCCCACGGCTGACTCCGTGGCGCTGGAGGGAATCAATTCCGTCAGCACGGTCCGCTACCCGGTCGGGCAAGGTATCGGCCAGCTTGTCCCGGTGGATGCGTGGGTGGACCTGTCCCAGGTCACCAACATCGAGAAGACGGGCGGCGAGCAGCAGTTCTTCCAATGGCGCTATGTCGAAGACCGTAGCAGCCGCCAGCGGCAGCGCCCGACGTTTAAGAACGCCAAGCTGCTGACCTTGACGCTGGACTACGACCCGGCCCTGGCCTGGTACGAGGCCCTTGTCGAGGCGGACGCGATGAAAGACCCGGTAGCGCTGCGCGCGCGGCTGCCGAATGGCAGCGAGCTGTATTACTACGTGTACCCGTCCTTTGATGGCGACCCGTCCATGACCCTGGACCAAAACATGCAGAACACGGCGACGTTCTCGATGACGTCCGAGTTCACGCGATACGACCCGCTGACGCCGTAAGCAGGGGGGGCAATGAGCAAAGTCACATTCAACCTGCAGGCATCGCCCACGTTCACGGTCCCCGTGGAAATCCCGCGACACGGCGAAGATCCGGCGACGATCAAGGTCACGTTCAAACACAAGACCCGAGAGGGCCTGGATGACTTCCTGCGCCGAGCCTCCCGCTCGACCGCAGATCAGGACTTTGATCTGTGCTCGGAAATCCTGGACTCCTGGGAGGGGCCGGACATGCCATTTGGCAAGGAGGCGTTCGACCTGCTGGTGGACAACTACCAAGGCGCGATGCGTGCGCTGGTGTCGACCTACACCGCCGAGCTTCTACAGGCCCGCCGAAAAAACTGATCGCCGCGGCGGAAGCCCTCTATCAGCCGGAGCAAAGCAAGGCCGAACTGGCCGAGCTTGGCTTGCGGCCGGAGGACTTCCCCGCGGCGATCGTTGATTTGTGGCCCGAGAACGTCCTGCCAAATGATGTTTTCCTGGCCATGGGAAGCCAGTGGCGTGTGGGCATGTCGGGGGCGACGGGCCTGGATTACGGGGCACTGCCTGCCGTCATGAAGCTGATGCGCGTCCCGAAAGGGGAGCGTATCGACGTGTTCGACTGTCTGCGGGTGATGGAAGCCGCAGCATTGCGTGTGATGCACGCGAGGAGGCCGAAGTAATCGGCCATGGGTGATTTATGGCTGACGAAATCGCATCCCTTGTCCTGCGTGTTGATAGCACGCAGGCCAAAACCGCCAACGATGAGCTTGAGAAACTGGGTCGGTCCGGGGCTGGTGCAGAGCGGGCCGTAAAAGGCATTGGTGATGCCAGCGTAAAAGCCGGTGGCGGGGTGGGGAATCTTGCCAAAGAAGCGCAAGCGGCGGCGAGCGGCCTGGCCGGCACGGGCGGGGTGGCCTCGGCTGCAAAAATGGCACTCAATGCGATCAGTGGAATTTCTGGGCCTTTGGGCTTGGCTTCTGCGGGCGTGGTCGCACTCGCAGTCGGATTCGTGCGCGGAACTCAGGAGCTGGACAAGTTCAATCAGGCCATATTTCTGAGCGGCAATGCTGCCGGTGTCACGGCAGGCCAGCTCGGCCAGATGGCGAGGGAGATTGGGAAGGTCGCAGGGAGTACCGGAACCGCTGCCGCAGCACTGACCAAACTGGTTTCGTCCGGGCAGTTCGCGGGCGACATGATCGAGGGTCTGGGCCGGTCAGCAGTCAAGCTGCAGGAGGCAACCGGGAAGAGCATTGACGACACCATTCGTGAGTACCAGCGTCTTGCAGATGAGCCGACCCGGGCGCTGGAGGAGCTGAACAAGAAGTACAACTTCCTGACTGTCGCCGTTTACGAGCAAGTGAAGGCTTTGGAGGAGCAGGGCCGGACGCAGGAAGCCGCCCGCCTAGCTCTGGACACCTTTGCCACGGCCAACGAAACGGTATCTGGGGAGGTTGTCGAAAGCGCCAGCAGGATGCAAAGGGCGTGGGACGCCGTCACTGGCGCCATTAAGCGCGCCATCGATGCGACGTGGAACGCAGGCCGCAGCGCAGGCCCAGAGGAGCGCCTGGAGCAAGCGAGAAGGAACCGGGAGTCGATCGGATCGAGTAGGTTCAGGACCTGGCTGGACAACGACCGCCTGCGCGAGCTCGATGATGAGATTTCTTCCCTGGAGCAGGAAATCAAGCTCGGGAAAGAGGCGGCGAGGCTGGAAGCAGAGCGCGCCAGCGCTGTGGCCAAGGCCATCCAGGCAGAGAAGGACCGCGCCGCATATCTGAAGGCGCGCAGCGGAACATCCCTTTCTGCTGCCCTTAAAGCGGAGGAGGCGGCCTTCAAGAGGGCGGTGGCCGGGCTTAAGGAAGATACCCAGCAATACCGGGACGTTCTCCAAGTCCATAACGACAAGGTCGCCCAACTCAAGAAGCAGTTCGCCGGCCCGGCGGGCGGCGGTGGCTCTGTGGCTGCCGGTGTGCGCGAGCTGGAACAGGCCAGGCAACAGGAGGCCGTGCTTCGCGCCCAGCTTGAGAGCGCGGTCAAGATCACATCTTCCCGCGAAGCTCTGGTCAAGTTTGAGCAGCGCATCGCGGACCTGAGAGCGAAGGATAGTCTTACCTCCACAGAGAAAAGCGTCCTGGCCAACCAGAACGCCATTCGCCAACAGCTCGCGCTTAACGCCGGCCTTGAGGATCAGGTGCGCGCCCAGAAGGAGGCAACGCAGCTCAAGATCCTCGAAGCGTCGGCGCAGGAAACCTTGCTGACCGACCAGCAGCGCTACTCAGATCTGATCGAGGCCTTCAGTTCCAGCCCACGCATGCGCGAGCAGATTGAGGCGCAGCAGCGGCTTTACCGGGACTTCCAGAGGGACGCGAAGCGTGCAGCGGCACTGGAGAAAGATCGTGATATCACCCCGGAGGAGTACCAGAGGCGCATCCAGCTCCTGCGCCAGAATCTGGATGACAGGCTTGCCGAGCAGGGGAACTACTACGCCAAAGTTACCGAGCTTGAGGCAGATTGGAGGAAGGGCGCCGAAGGTGGGCTCAATGACTACGCGGAGCTTTCCGCAAACGTGGCATCGGGCACGCGCGATGCATTCAACAGCGCCTTCCGAGGCATGGAGGATGCGCTCACGCAGTTTGTTACCACCGGCAAGCTGAGCTTTGGAAGCCTCGTGCAGAGCATCCTTTCCGATATCGCCAGGCTCTCCATCCGCCAGGGGATTACCGGGCCTCTGGCTGGTCTATTGGGCTCTGCCATTACCGGAATGCTCGGCGGCGTGCAGGGCGTCGGGACCGCCAGCGCGATTCAGCAAGGCGGAGGCGATGGTATCGGCGCGCTGATTTCTCTAAACGGCTGGGGCGGGCCACGCGCCGCGGGCGGCCCGACTGCGCCGGGGATGTTCTACGAGGTCAACGAGAGGGGGCCGGAGTTGTATACAACCGGCGGGCGAACGTTTCTGATGTCCGGATCTGAGGGCGGTTTTGTGACGCCGCTGACCAGCGGGGATGGCGGCGGCGCCATGCCCAAGATCACCATCAACAACAACGGCACGCCGCAGGATTATGCGATCGAGAGCCTGACCAGAGAGGAGGTGATCCTGATCGCAGATGATCGGGTTGCAAAGTCTGGCCCGAGGATGGTTGCCGGCGAGCTGTCCCGGAGCAACTCGCGCACGTCCAGGGCGATGCAAGAGGGCTTCAAAGTAGAGAGGAAACGATGACCCTGCGCCTGCCATTCAATCCGATCGAGGCTGGATATTCGATACAGCCAGGCGATGAAACTTTGCGCATCGCCCTTGATGGCGGCTCGGGGCGGTATCAGCGCGGGGTGGCTGACGCGGCCGATACCGTGGAGGCGTCATGGGCCCTGTTCGAAGGAGAGTACGACGCCTTCATGGGCTTTGTAAGGATATGGCGCCGACGTGGCGGACCGTTTTTCTTGGTGTCGCTGCCTTTGGATGGCAGCCTGGCCGAGGACTATATGGCGAGTTTTATTCCGAAAACCGTTCGCCTAGCGTCCAAGTCAGGGCCTGTCTTCATCGTCTCGGCCACCCTGGAAGTCCTTCGGCTGGAAAAATTCGAAGACCCGAGCCTGGACCCTTACGAGTTTGCCTATGAACTTCTGCCTTATTACGGCTCATTTGATGGCATTGCTGACATGACCAACCGCCTTGAAATCCTCGTAAACAAGGACTGGCCAGATGCCGAATAGCCGCGACCCCTACGTCGATTTCTTCCTTGCTGCTGACCGAGCCGTGGCCGAGATTCAAACGCTGGAGATCCGCCAGGTCAGCTTCAGTCGGGTCTGGCGGCTTCAGTTTCACTATCGCAATGGGCTGACGGCTGCCCTGGAAACAGGTGCGATCGCCGAATTTCAGTACGTTCCCATGTCGATCCAGCCACTGGAGGATAGGGGGACGCTGGACTTCGGGCTGGGAGTCACGCTCGGGGACCTGGGCGACATCCTGCCGGACGAAATCGAGCGCGCGCGGGCGGCGGAGACGCTGCGTACCCATCCGCCCCAAGTCATCTATCGGGTGTACCGATCTGATGATTTGAGCCGACCGATGCTTGGGCCTGTGGATCTTGAGGCCAGGGAGATTGGGCGTACTCGGGATGGGGCTAAGTTCAATGCGACGGCCCCGGAGCTGAACGTGACGAAAACGGGTGAACGGTACACGACGGACCGCTTCCCGATGCTGCTGGGGGTGCTGTGATCGATCATCTATTCGAAAGACAGTACGACCGGCAAGCCTACAACTGTCTTCACCTGGCCGGCGAGGCCTGGGAGCTGCTGACGGGCGACAGCGCATTGCTCGCGGTCACTGAAAGCGACTTTCAGGCCGGCCGGATGGCGAGGGTATTCAGGACCTACCGCCGTCAGGCTGGGGCGACCGTAGCGCCGTCCATCGTGCTGATGGACACCCTGGCGGGCGAGGCCCATATCGGCGTGTGTTGGCGCCGCCGGCTTTTGCACATCAACGAAAGTGGCGTTCAGTTCCTGCCGATTGAGGCGCTGACGGTGATGTATCGAAACATGAGGTTCTGGGCATGACGAAGGTGATTCTGTTCCGAAAGCCGGACAACCAGCGCGAAGATCACGAAGTTGGTGACGTGCTGGCCTTCTTGCGGGCGCAGTTCGGGGCGCGCTTTCCTGCTGGCGGACGCATTACCGACATGGCGACCGGCCAGGACGTGACGCCGAAGGCTGAGGCGGATATCGCCCGCCTGCGCGGGTTGGCGGGGCCCCTGGTAGTAGAGGTGCCGCCGATGGGGCCGGAGTTTTTGCCAGCGCTCGCGATGATCCTGGTTTCGTCGGCCGCGAGCATGATTCTGGGCTCGATCTTCGCCAAGACCCCGCCGACCGCGACCGCCCGCAACATCCAACAGGAGAGTCCGAACAACGGACTGTCGGAGCGCACGAACCGCGCGCGCGTGAATGGCCGGATCCCGGACATCTACGGCCAGGTTCGCGCCACGCCGGATCTGCTGGCGGAGCCCTACAAGATTTTCGTGGATCATTCCGAAAAAGAAGTCGCGTACATGTGCGTGGGCCGCGGGGCCTACGAGATTCACGATGTGCGTGACGACACGACTCGGATCGATGAGATTGCCAGTGCCTCGGTTGAGGTTTACGGGCCGAACACGTCGCCCAACAGCGGCGATGCGCCGCAGTTGCGGATCGGTTCGCCGATCGGGCTTCCTGTCATCCTCGCCAAGCGCAGCAACAGCGTGAATGGCCAGGTGCTGATGCCGCAGGATGCCGGGCGCGTCACGATGCGCGGGATGGTGTTTCGCTGGCCCAATGAGATCCGGTCACAAGACCCCGATATCGACTTTTCGGCCTACTTCGTGCCGGGCGACGTCGTGTCGATCCGCAACGCAGCACAGTATGCGGGCACGTTTTCGTACCGCGTGCCTGACGATGGCCTAGCCAAGTTCCGGCCCGAGAATGAACGGCGGCCGACCTACGGGGATATTGAGCTCGTCGGCGATCTGCGAGGCTCTTTTGAGGCCGGCCAGGTTGTGACGCTGTCAGACGCGACGCTTGAATGGTATGTGAGCGGCGATGACATCAGCGACTACTTGACCACCAGCAGCGTCGCCGGGATTTACAGCATCCTTTCTGTATCCTTCGATGCGCTGCAGAACCGGACCACCATTCGCCTCGATGTCGAGCATAACTCCACGGCTTGGAAGGGGATTCTCAGCTCGGTCAGCGGCTACGCCACGGGTTCGCCGCTGATGACGCGGCCCTCTGACGAGTTGCTGTTTGATCTGTCTGGCTCCTACACGGTCTCCACCGTGACATCGAATGTGCTGAGCCTTGCGGATCCTGTCGCGAGCAATCCGGACTGGGAAGTCGTTCGGGATGATTTCGGCGGGCAGTCTGCGGTGCTGTTCCCTGTGATCACCACTACGGGCGAGCGTTGGGTGGGCTGGATGACTGTCGAGAGCACGCGGCCGATAACCCGGCTTCTTGCAAACATGGTGTCGCTCAATGGGATGTACCGCGACAATGGCCGGCAGCAGTACAGCACCAGCGTCAGCTTTTCCGTCGAGATCCAGCCGGTTGACCGGGAGGGGGAGCCGGTGGGCGATTTGCAGGTCGTTGGTGGACAGGTGGTGGGCTCTGCGACAACCCGATCGACCCGAGCGACAACGCTTGATGTGGCGGTTGATACTCCCTCCCGTTGGCTGAAGATCCGTGCAAAGCGGGTGACACCCAGCGATACCTCATTCTCGGGGCAGGTCATCGACGAGGTGAAATGGCGGGATCTTTACGCCTGCACCGAGGTCGAGGAGCGCCATTTTGGGGATGTGACCACCGTGCAGGCGGTGACGTTCGCAACGGATGGCGCCCTGGCTGTGAAAGAGCGCAAACTGAACATGCTTGTCACGCGCAAGCTGCCGGTGCGCCTTTCGGACGGGAGCTTTTCGGCTGATCTTCGCCCAACGACGAACGTTGCCGACATCCTGGCGGCGGTTTGCCTTGACCCGAAGATCGGAAACCGGCCACCTACGCAGGTGGATTTCGACAACTTCTATCAGACCGCGCAGGAGATCCGGGATTATTTCGGTGTGGACGTGGCGCGGTTCGACTACACGATCGACAAAGAGGGCCTGAGCTTCGAAGAGATTGTTTCGATGATCGCCGACGCGGTGTTTTGCAACGCCTACCGGCGTGGCAGTGTGATCCGGCTTTTCTTCGAACGGGAGGAAGAGGATTCCGTGCTGCTCTTCAACCACCGCAACAAGCTGCCGGGCAGCGAGCAGCGAACGGATAGCTTTGCACCGGAGTACGACGGAATCGAATATCAGTGGATCGACCCCGAGACAGATGCGCTGACCACGCTCCACCTTCCCGAAGACAGGTCGGCCGTGAGCGCCCAGGTCATCGAGTCGGTGGGGGTGCGAAACATGGAGCAGGCTCACTTTCACGCCTGGCGCGCTTACAACAAGCTGCTTTACCAGAACGAGGGCACGACCTTCGACGCGTTGCCGGAGGCGAACCTGCTGATCCTGTCGCAGCGCTTCCTGAACGCTGATAACTCCCGGGGCAATGCCTGGGATGGCGATGTGATTGAGGTGAGTGAGGCTGATCCGCGTGTGATCCGCCTGTCCCAGCCTTTTGACTGGGGGGCGGGGCCGTACACCATCTTTCTGCAAGGCAGCGATGGCATGGTCGAGTCGATGCCGGTCTCTGACGGGGGCGGGCGGTATTGGGCCAGGCTCGCACGCGAGCCGAGAACGGCCATCATTGTGCGCGGAGAGGCCTACAACACAACGACCTACATCATCACCGACGCCGAGAACAGCCGGCGGGCCAAGCCCTTTATCTTGACCGAGAAGGACGCCCCGAACAAAGACGGCACGATTCCCTTGAGCGCAATCAATTACGACAGGCGCTATTACAAAAACGACCAGGACTTCCGAGCCTGATCTCACGCATGCATTTCCAGCCCCGCCATTGCGGGGCTTTTTTATTGGGAAAACAGAATGGCCGCAAATACGCCAATCACGCTCCAGCAGCTTGCCAATGCGCAGCGAGATGCCAAGGATCTTGAGCGTTACGTCAATGATGACGAGCCAGGCTTTGTTCCTACTCGCATCGGAGGGGCAAAGCCCAATTACGCTCAGATTCTGGCCTGGATGACCCGTAAGTTTGAGAATTTCATTCTCAGCTCCGGCTATCAAGACATCGGCGACTACGGGCCTGGGCTGCAGATCACTGAGCGCAACCAGGTTTTCTGGAAAGGCGGAGAGCTGTATCGCGCCGGCGCCAGCCTCCCGCTGCCTTATGTCACGACCGGAGATTGGGCCTCGGAATCTGCGTCTTTTGTCGCCGTGGGCGATGCCGCGCTTCGCCAGCAACTGGCCAGCGATACTGGTGCTGAACTGGTATTTTTTCGCAGGCCAGAGGCTGGCTCTGTGGCGCGGACCCTCCAAGACAAGATGAGGGAATCGGTCAGCGTAGTTGATTATGGGGCAGACCCGTCCGGGCAGACTGATAGCACTACGGCCATTGATGCTGCGCTGCAAGAGACGGATTCGCCATACTTCCCTGACGGTACCTATCTCTATGGAGGCGATATTGACGCGCTGTTTGCGCGCAACCCACAGGGCCCTGGCAGCGTTAGGTTCGATGGGCTGGACTACAAAATTTTGCGGCACGCAGCAACTAATGTCCTTTGGCCAGGGGACTTCAACGTCTGGGCGATGGGGCATGCGCTGGGGACCAACAATGTTCAGCGCATGCAAATCCCTTGCGGTGTGACACATGCACGAATGGGGTTTTCGAAAAATACAACTGTCTATCACGTAGAAGGAACCAGGGTCGCGGATGCTATGCGCATCCAGCGCAACGCTACTACAGCCGACGAAAGCGATCACGTGGTCGTGATCAATTTGTCGCGTGAAGAGACCAAGCCACTGCAAGGGCGGCGGTGCATCTTCGAGATCAACGGCTGCCGATCCTCCGCATACACGGGTTCCGGGGTGGTCTATCGCATCCAGATGTCTCGGGAGCCTGAACAACCCATTCTGAGGGATGACGGCGCTTATACCAGTGGCAATGAGGTGCTTGCGGTTGGGAGCATTGAGCTTCCTCTTGTGACTCGCCCCAGGAGCGCGCCATTTTTTATAACAGTGGATGTGCCAGAGGATTCCATCCAGGTATCAGTGGCCCTGGCGATTGGCTTTTCTGGTGAGGCTCCGGCCGACGATTACGTCGAATTTGAGTGGATACGTATGTATCCCGGCGAGGCGCCCGAGCGGCTTGATGAGCTGACCGTATCTCAGCAGTTCGACAAGGCATCGACACGCTATCAGACAAGCTATCCCTATGGCGCTCCGCGTGGATCCGTGACTCGGCAAGGGGCTGTTTCTGCAGTCGCTGTAACGGCCGCGGTCAATTGGGCGATATCGATTCCGATCAAATTCAGCCCTCCAATGGTAGTTCCGCCGCAGTTTTTGTTTCAGCAGCCACTGAGTGGGACGGAGTCGAGGCTGCTTGACGTGGATTCCAACACAGTGATTAACGGCCTGGGTTATGACCTAAGCGAGCGCGGAGCCGTGATAACAAACAACGCCGCCGCAGTGGTGGGGCATCGGTATTTGTGCCACTGGACTGCATCGGTCATTTTTTAGGAGCTGTCATGCCCGTGGTTATTGGCATCAAGCGCGAGTTTGAATACACCGGCAACGATCTTCGTGGGCGTCCGTGCCTGTTCCCCAGGGAGGTGCGGAATCACGTCATGGCGCAAGCGTTGAATTTCCGGACCAAGTTGATTGATTCGCGAGCAGATCGATATCTTGCATTTCCTCAGGCGCAGTTGCTTAAGGGCTCAATTGTTGGCATCTACAGTGACGGCGTAGGGCACGCTGACTCTGATCGTCAAGTAATGTTCAGATCGGATGATTATGGCGAGTCTTTTCGCACTACGCCTTTCGCTGTCAAGAATCCACAGGGTGGCGGGTACCTCTATGACTTCTCGCTGATTGAAGATCTCGTCTCTGCGGGGGAATCGGTTGCGCTGAAGGTGTTCACCATTACCAATGATGGCGGCACGCTCCGACCGACCGTAGTAAGCCAGATCCAGGCTGAAGGTCTCACATACTCCACATGGGGGAGGGTGACGCGCGGTAGTGATGGTAAATACTACCGGACGGCCTACGCAAGCTTGTCTCCCGCGCAGCAGCAACCTGCGGTGTTTGAGTCAAGCGACATGATCACGTGGATTTTTAAGTCTGTGATCATGTCTCTTCCTGGGCGGCTGCTGAATGAGTGCGCAATTGTAGAAACCTCGCCAGGGTCTTGGCTCGCCCTGTGCCGCGAGGACTCCGGCGCGAATAACCCCATCTACTGGGCTCGATCGACGTCAAACATGGGCATATCCGGATGGTCTGCGGCCCAGGCCTATCCGACAAATCTAGTTCAAGGCCGGCAGCCGGATTTGATCAAACTTTCTGACGGCTCTCTTTTGCTCGCCACGGGCGACCGAAGCGGAACCTCTGGATACGGAGGGTCTGCTGGAGATCAAGTCACCAGCTTCAGCACGACAGGGATCACGGTCTTTCGTACAACGGACATGAGCGGGGCGACGTGGGGCTATCGCACTCGCATTGCTCCGATCTACTCGACCGACGGCGGGCAGCCGTCCCCTGTCGAGATCAGCCCAGGCAGAGTTTTCATGCCTTTTTATGCGCGCCGCAGCACGAAGGCGCTGCCCGCCATCGGTAGCGCGACTTTCGACACTGCACCGCTCTGACGAACAGAGGGGTAGACATGCCCAAAAGGATCATAAGAATGAACAACGACGGCCTGAACCTTGCGGTCAGCACCGGCACGGGCCTGGCGGCCTGGCTGGCCACCTTCAGCGCGGTAGTGCCCGTGCTCTGGGGGATCTATGTCTTGATCCTGATCGCCATCAAGCTGCCCGAGCTGCACGAAAAGAACCCGATGTTCCGGCGCGCGTGCGCGTGGGTCATGTCGGTTCTGCGTGGAGGCCGACGTGGATAAAGGGAAAATCGCGGCCGGGGTGGTATCTGCGGCCATCGCCCTGGTGGCGGCCTGGGAGGGGCGCTCGCTGATCGCGTATGCCGATCCGGTTGGCATCCCGACGATCTGCGAAGGGTATACCCATGGCGTGAAGCTGGGTGATGTGGCCACGCCGGCGCGCTGCGACGAGCTGACCCGCCAGGAAGTCGTCAAGGCGCTGGCCGTGGTGGAGGGCTCGACGCCCCAGGCGCTGCCGGACGGCGTGCGGGTGGCGTTGGCCAGCTTCGTCTACAACGTAGGGCCGGGCGCCTACGCCGGCTCGACCCTGGTCAGGAAGCTGCGCGCGGGCGACCTGGCCGGGGCCTGCCGCGAGCTGCCGCGCTGGGTGTATGCCGGCGGCACCAAGCTGCGGGGCCTGGAGCGTCGGCGCGCAGCGGAGATGCAGATATGTCTGTCCGGGCTGTAGCCATCGGCGCGGCCGTCGGCGCGCTGCTGCTGGCCGGGTTGCTGGCCGAGCGGCATTGGTACGGCGCTGCCCAATACAGGGCAGGCGCTGCCGCCAAACAGGTAGAAATCGAGAAGCGCCAGCTCGCCATCGAGCGCGGCTGGCAAGAGGAGAAAGATCGTGCGGATGCTGAACGCCGGGGGGCCGTGCTGGCGCGGCAAGCTGTCGAAGCGCAACTGGTCAAGTCAGATCGGGATCGTGCCGCTGCTGTTGCTCGCATTGACGGGCTGCGCCGCCAACTTGCCCAGCGGGACGCCGCGTCTACCAGCGCCAGCAGCCGACCTGATGCAACCGGCCCCGACTGGATCGGCGTATTTGGAGAGTGTCTCGGCCGAGCTGAAAGCCTTGGACGACGACTTAGCGAGGTGGGAAAAGACGCTGCAGGCTGGGCCGACCAAGTGAACGGGCTGCAGGGGTATGTGCGGGCGTTGGGTGTCAAACCGTCAAGCCGGTAGCTTGGTTCCCCTAGACTGAAAATCGCATAACCGACTCAGGAATTGAACGTTGATTTATTCGCTTGGCTAGACCATTCCGCCGCATCTTTTATTTTTTCATATGTCAAAGTCTCGGGTCCGTGCTGCTTGAAGCTCGATCAGCAAATCCTTGGGGATGGAGGAGTCTAAGAGCTCTGCGATGCAGAAATACCAGATTAACGATACTGTCTTCAGCGCTAAATAGACGTTGGAGAGGTCGTGTGCGTCTGTAATTGTGATGCCGTCGCTTTGGTTGAAGATTTGCTCAGATCCCCCGTGCGTTAGTTCGTGCAGTGTATTGCCGAATATTCTAGTGATCTGAGCGTCAATTCTTCCGTAGTGAGGCTTTATTTTTGCCAATTGCCTGGATCTTCTAGCAGTGGTCCCCGGTAAGTCTTGGCCATTTAGAAGCAGTTCTAGCTGAGCTTCAGTGGAGCAGTACTTGATCCATCCCGCCCTAAAAAATGCTTCGATTAACGGGCGTAATAATGCAAGACTTGACGTGTATCGGCGATGTTGAATCAACAGTGTGATGGCACGCGCATGATGAATCCCCACAAAAAACAAGGATCCACATAAGCCATTTCTTTCGGTGCGAAGTAAATTAGCCTTCTCGAGGATCACTTTAGATGACTCATCCCATCTTTTCATTTTGCTGAGTTGCAACAAAACGGAATCTGCGTGGCTGCGTAGATCTGTCATTTTCTGGAGTATGTGTGGAGGCAGGAGTTATCTTGATGTTCCCTATACCTCAACCTATTTTTTGTGAAATTCAAGGCTGTAGATCCCGGTAGGTGATCCCCCAACCCTGGTGACCGACCGCGGTGGCAAGGTTTGGTGGGGCAGTGGGAGCAGGCCAGGCCGGGCTTCTCGTTTTGATACGGTACTTCAGTTTATGTACTCAGCGGCGCAACGTTCTAGTCAGCGCCGTTGGCGCAAGACTCTAGGAAGGCTGCCCAAAGCTCCAGCGCGGCTCTGCGCTCTGGGATATCGTCTCGAACGTCATAGATCGCCTCCATCCCCTTGAGCTTGTGGTTAAGCGCCAGCTCTGACACCTCATTACTGACGCCCAGGTTTCGCATGTGCCCCTTGGCAGTGCTGCGCGTGTCGTGCGGGGTAAACCTACGGACATCCAGATCGCCCCGATCAAATGCGCGGGTGATGGCTGCCCAGAGTGTTGTCTTGCCGATATGGGTATCACCCCCCCGGTTTCGTCGTCGGCGCTCCTGGCGCGCGGGCAGCACCCATTCCGACGTTCCTGCCAGCTCCTGCAGTTTCTGAAACCAGCCAATAACTGTCGGCGTGAGTGGCACGGTAAAGGCCCGGCGAACCTTGACGTTTTCCTCGGGCACCACCCAGATGCCTTTGGCCAGATCCACATTTTCCCAGCGGGCCTTCGCCAGCTCGACAGAGCGGACGCAGGTGGCCAGCAGGATCCGGAAGGCCAGGGCGTTCTCGGTACCGATTTCGTCGATATTGGCAAGCAGGCTGCGCAAGTCTTGCTCGCTCAGCATCACCCGGCGCTTGATCGGCGGGCGCGGACCCATCAATGACACTAGGTCGATGCCGGCGGCTGGATTGACGTTGATCAGGCGCATGCCGCATGCGTGGGCGAAAAGCTGCTTTGCTGTGGTGAGGATCCGCTTGCTGATTGTCCATGTCCGGTTGGCCGAGGTCAGCATGTGCACGATGTCGGAGGGCTGCACCTGATCTACAGGGATCACGCCCAGTTTGGGCAGGATCACCTTGTCCAGATCCCAGTTCCGGTAGGTGATGGTGTCGGCGGCCAGGCCGGCCAGCTTCTTGCTGCGGAAGTCCTCGACTAGCGTTCGGACGTTGGATACCTTCGTCGCCCGTGCTTTGCTGCGCTGCTTCTCCAGCGCCGGGTCGGCGCCGCGGTCAATGGCCGCCCGGAAGTCTCTGGCCGCCTTGCGCGCCGCTGCCAGGGAAATGTCGGGGTAATTCCCAATGGTGACCTCCTTCTGCGGGCCGCCCTGGCGATAGCGCAGTACCCAGGTGGCCGTGCCGGCCGCCGATAGCGTGAAGGTGAGGCCTTCGCCATCGCTGCGCGCCAGCTTCTCGCCTGCGCTTACCCAGCGCCGGAGCTGAATGTCATCCAGCAA